TTGTAACTCATGCATCTACATTAGATGAAGTTCAAACAATGGACTCAGGTGTATTAGCAGGTCCAATAACAATTACAGGAACAATAACAGCAACAGGAACATTGGTAATTATTTAATGAGTAAAATAGAAGTAAATGAAATAGATGCACAATCAGGCAGTACAATTACTGTAGGCTCAGCTTGTAAATCAGTTGCAGTTCCAGGTAATGTTGTAAAAACAAATGCTGTTCAAGCTTCTGATGGAGGTAACATTGTAAGCCAATGTGGAACTACAAACACAATTGGTGCAGGTGGGGACACTACAAATGTTCCAGGTGCTGCTGTAGTTACAGGAAATGTAACTGGTGCTAATTTAATTTCTTCAGGTAATGTAGTTAAATCAAATGCATATCAAGCTTCAGACGCTGGTAATATTATCAGTCAATCAGGTACAGCAATAACTTTAGGAGCAAGTGGTGATACAATTTCACTTGCATCTGGTGCATCACAAACTGGCTTTGGAAGAACAGGAACTGTTGATTGGCAAACATCAAGTATTAAAACAACAGACTTTACAGCTTCTAATGGAGAAGGTTATTTTATAAATACAACCTCTGGATCTATAACAGCGACTTTACCATCATCACCAAGTGCTGGTGATATTGTTGCTTTAGCAGATTATGCAAATACTGCTGACTCAAATAATATTATTGTAGCTAATAATGGATCTAAAATTATGGGTATTCTAAATAATTTTATTATTTCAGTCGAAGGTTCATCTGTAACTTTTGTTTTTATAGATTCAACTCAAGGATGGAGACCTACAGATGCTTCTAAAGCAACAGATGTAACAGAACAAGCTTCATATATTTCAGCGACTGGAGGATCAATAGCAACTTGTGGGGATTTTAAAATACATACATTCACAGGACCTGGAACTTTTTGTGTTTCAGCAGGATCAGGATCAATAGCTGTAGCAGATTATAGAGTTGTTGCTGGCGGTGGTGCAGGAGGTGCAGTGTCAGGTGGTGGCGGAGCTGGTGGTGGTCATAGAACAAATTATCCATCTGGATGTTCAGGTATACCTATAAGTGCAGGTGCTTATCCTATTACAGTAGGTGCTGGTGGTACAGCTCAATCAAATAATTTTGGTAACTCAGGATCGAATTCAATTTTTTCAATAATAACATCAGCTGGTGGTGGTGGCGGTGGCGGTGGCGGTGATGCTCCAGGGCCTGGAGATAATACAGGAAGATCAGGAGGATCTGGTGGAGGTGGCGGTGGATCTGGACCAGATGGTAGTGGAGCAAACCCTGGAGGATCAGGAAATACACCTTCAGTAAGTCCACCACAAGGAAATAATGGAGGCCCATCATCACCTTCCCCTGCATCAGGTATAAGACACGGTGGTGGCGGAGGAGGATCAGGAGCAACAGGTGGAACTTCTCCAACTCCTAACAGAGGGGGATTTGGTGGAAATGGTACAGCCAATTCAATTACAAATTCGCCTGTCACTTACGCTGGTGGTGGCGGTGGTGGATCAAGAAATCCTTCTTTTGGATCAAGTGGTCCAAGCGCACCTGGAGGTTCAGGTGGTGGTGGAAAAGGAGGTGGAGGCCCAGATGGTGGAGCTAATGGAGCTGCTGGAGGAACTAACCAAGGTGGCGGTGGTGGTGGAGGACAATATACTAATGGTAGTTCAGATACAGGTTCTAATGGTGGCTCTGGTATAGTAATAATAAGATATAGGTTTCAAACATAATTATGACAAGTAAAATTAAAGTAGATAATATTTCAGACCAAGATAATAACTCAGTTATTTCTAGATGTGGTTCAACACATACAGTAACTGCTGAGGTTTATAAAGCGGACACAATTAAAGATACAAGTGGTAACACTTATCTTGCAAAATGTGGAACTGCAATTACCCTTGGAGGCGGAAGTGATACTACTACTGTTCCTGGTGCTGCAGTAGTTACAGGAAACGCAACTGCAGCAAATCTTATTGCTTCAGGTAATGTTGTAAAATCAAATGCGTATCAAGCATCTGATGGTGGAGTAATTATAAGTCAATCAGGTAGTGCAATCACAATTGGTGCTTCAGGAGACACAATTTCTTTAGCAGCAGGTGCAACAAATGATTTAGGTGGTGGTGTTATGTGGCAAACTACACCAAAGACTGCTAATTTTAATGCAGTTGCAGGCGAGGGTTATTTTATTGATACTTCATCTAATGAGGTAACGGCAACTTTACCAACAGGTGTTGCGGGTGAATCAGTAACTATTTTAGATTACGTATCAAACGCAAATACAAATGCTATTATATTTGCTCCACAATCTGGAGAAAAAATTGAAGGTACAGCAGCTGGTCAAGGTGTTACTGCAAATAGACAAGCAACAACATTAACTTATTCAGGTGCTACTCAAGGTTGGTTAGTATCAAGCGCTGGAGATTCAGGACCAATAGTAGCTCCAACAATTGCTTTTACTACTGCATCCGGATCTTTGGGTTCAATTGCAGGACCTACGGAAAGAGCAGATCCAAACGGAAATTTATCTCCTGTAACAGGGACAACTACATTCGGCACAATAGGTTATTCTATTCAATCTGGTAGTTTACCCGCAGGTTTAACTCTTAATTCATCAACAGGTGCTTTTGTTGGAACGGCTACTCAACAAGCTAGTCCAACAACTTCAAATTTTACAGTAAGAATTACAATCGTTGAAACAGGAACTACATCAGATCGAGCTTTTGCAATTACAGTTAATACAGATGCATTATATGTTGCAGCATCAGGAGGATCAGTATCTACTTCGGGAGATTTTAAAATCCATACATTTACAGGCCCTGGAACTTTTACGGTATCTTGTGCAGGAAATTCTGCTGGTTCAAACTCGGTTGATTATTTAGTAGTAGCTGGTGGTGGTGGCGGTGGAGGAGATGGAGCTGGCGGTGGTGGTGCAGGTGGTTACCGTATTAGCTATCCAAACCCAGGAACGGGTGGTTTACCTGTTTCAGCGCAAGGCTATCCAATTACGGTAGGAGGTGGTGGATCAGCAGGTTATCCAACACCAGGTAATAGTGGTGCAAACTCAGTTTTTAGTTCAATAACATCCACAGGTGGTGGCGGAGGTGGTGGAGGTAATGCCTCATCAAGTAAAGCAGGTCAAAGTGGAGGCTCTGGTGGTGGTGGAGGTGCTAGAGGTGGTAGTCCAGGATCTGGAAACAGTCCACCTGTAAGTCCCCCTCAAGGCAATCCTGGAGGTAACCCTCCAGCAGATAGAGCTGGCGGTGGTGGAGGCTCTGGTGGAGGCGGAGGTTCTAATGGAGGATCTTCATCAACTTCAGATATTAACGCATCACCCACAGCTAGAGCTGGCGGTGGTGGTGGTGGTGGAGGACCAGGTGGTGGCGGTGGTTCAGCTGGTGGCGGAGGATCTACAGCAGGAACACCCCCTAGTCAACCAGGTTCTGCAAGTTCTGCTTCAGCTAATACAGGTAGTGGTGCTGGTGGAGGAGGAATGTCCGGTAGACCAGGTGGAGATGGTGGTAGTGGAATTGTTATAATAAGATATAGATATCAAGCATAGGTAAATTATGAGTGAAGTAAAAGTAAATAAAATTAGTCCAAGAACAAACTGCGGAACAGTAACAGTTGGTGATTCTGGAGATTCAGTATCGGTAACAGCAGGTGTTCCAGTAACAGTTAATGGTGATTTAAAATCAAACGCATTAAAAGCGACTGATGGTGGAAGTATAATTTCTCAATCAGGAAGTACAATAACTGTGGGTGCTTCGGGTGATACAGTTTCATTAGCTAGTGGCGCAAGTCAAACAGGGTTTGGTAGAACGGGGACAGTTGATTGGCAAACAGGATCAATTAAAACAGCAACTTTTACAGCAGCTAATGGAGAAGGTTATTTTGCAAACACCACAGGTGGAGCGTTTACAATGAATTTACCTTCTAGCCCAAGTGCAGGAAATATTGTGTCGGTTAAAGATTATGCAAATACATTTGATTCAAATGCTTTGACTGTCGGAAGAGGAGGTTCTAATATTGGTGGATCAGCATCAGATGTTGTTTTATCTGCTGAAGGAACTTCAGTAACTTTTGTTTATGTAGATGCTACTAAAGGATGGTTAGTAATTCAAGAAGGAGCTCAATCAGATGCACCTCAACCAACATTTATACAAGCAACTGGTGGAACAATTGTTAATTGTGGAAATTTTAGATATCATGCTTTCACAGGTCCAGGAACTTTTTGTGTATCGGCAGTAGGTAATCCACTAGGTGGACCGAATAATATTTGTTTTATGGTAGTTGGAGGTGGTGGTGGAGGACAACAAGCCTCAGGTGGTGGAGCAGGCGGAGCAGGTGGTTTCAGAACTTCAACTTCTTCTCCAATATCAGCTCAAGCTTATCCAGTAGCCATAGGTGCAGGTGGTGCAACTGGAACTACGACAGGCGTAGCAGGAGCAGATGGAAGTAATTCAGTTTTTAATTCAATAACATCAACCGGTGGTGGCGGAGGTGGAGCTGGATGGACAGGTCCTGCAAATGCTCCTCCATCAGAACAAGGTCAACCAGGTGGTTCAGGTGGTGGAGGTGGTGCAAGATATACAGTTGGTGGAGGAAGTGGCTCTGCTCCTGGAGGAAACGGAAACACACCTCCTGTTAGTCCATCCCAAGGAAATCCAGGTGGAAATGGAAGTCCTGGAAATAATTTAACAGACATGAATGCAGCTGGTGGTGGCGGTGCTGCTGGAAGTGGTGGAAATGGAACTCCTACAACAGCAGGTGCAGGTGGAGCAGGATCTCCTGTAACAGCTATCTTTGGTCCTTCACAACCTTTTTATTTACCAGGGCCAGATGCTGGGTTTTATGCAGGTGGTGGAAGTGGATTTAGATATCCGTCAGGTGGTCTATCTCCTTTACCTCCTATTGCTGGTGGAATTGGAGGAGGTGGTAATGGTGATTCTAATTCATGTGGTGGTGGAACGGGAGGAACAGCAAATAGTGGTGGTGGAGCTGGTGGTGCACCAAGTGGTAGATCAGCAGGTGGTGGTTCTGGAATGGTAATTATTAGATACAAATTCCAATAGTTGAATGATTAAAATTTATAATATATAATAGGAGATAATTATGGCACATTTTGCAAAACTAGGATCAAATGGAAAAGTTATTCAAGTACTTACACTTGATAACAAAGATATGAAAAACGCTGATGGTGTTGAAGATGAATCAGTAGGTCAACAATATTTAGAAACACACAATAACTGGCCTGCACAAATGTGGATTCAAACTTCATATAATACATCTGGTGGACAACATAAAGATGGTGGTACACCTTTTAGAGGTAACTACGCAGGTATAGGTTATGAATGGGATGAAGATAACAATATTTTTTGGCCTAAAAAACCTTATGCATCTTGGGTAAAACATAACGAATCAGCTTCTTGGAAATCACCAATCGGTGATGCTCCAGCGTTAACAGCTGAACAAGAATTACAAAATGAAGCCGGTACTCATTCGTGGAATTATGTATGGAATGAAACTGGCACAACTTGGGATTTGACAGACTCTAAAGCATAATTTATATATGGTGGTGGTATGCAAAAGAATGTTTTAAGTGAACAAAGTCTATTCTATGGTGATATCAATATGCCAAAAGGTTTTGAGATAGACCAAGAAAAACTTACTAACGATATTTTACAATCATCATTTACTAATAAACAATTTCCATTCTCAAGAACTTGGGATATGTTAAATACATATATGCGAGACTTTATTGGTCTAGATTATGGTATTAATTTAGTTAATAAAGATTCTTGGGGTGACATTTATAAACCTAGTCAAGTATCTAAACCTTTACTAAATGTTGATCCAGTAGATCTTCGAAACTCACCTGACTTTACAATGCTTTACGGAGTTAAAGTTGATAAGTGTTGGGTAAGAATACATTTTGATGATAATAGACGTAAGGGTAGAAGTTGGGATATAGAACTTAAAACAAATATGTTTGTTATGTTTCCATCTACTAATATGTATATTGTATCAAATGATCAGAAAGCTAGTTTGAATTTTGTACAAACTATAACTTATGAATATATCTAATTACTATTGGCATTTTCCTGCTGCACTTACACCAAAGTTTTGTGATGAGGTGATAGCATATGCAAATTCAAAGAAAGAAGTAATGGCTGTAACAGGTGGTTATGGTGATAGAGAATTGTCCAAAGAAGAAGTTAAAGATTTAAAAAGAAAAAGAAACTCTGATTTAGTTTGGCTAAATGATACTTGGATATATAAAGAATTACACCCATACGTTCATGAAGCAAATAGAAATGCTGGTTGGAACTTTGATTGGAAAAGAAGTGAGTCTTGTCAGTTTACAAAATATAAACACAACCAATATTATGATTGGCATTGTGATAGTTGGGATAAACCTTACGATAAACCAAACACAGAAGAGCATGGCACAATTCGAAAACTATCTATGACTTGTCAATTAACAGATGGTTCAGAATATACAGGTGGTGAATTAGAATTTGATTTTAGAAACTATGACCCACACATGCGAGATGA